ATAAGTCCGGCAGCGCATGCCGAGATCGATTGTTCGCGGCGTAACGGGCATATCGTGAACGGCCAGGTACATCTCGTTAGCAGGAGGTGTAAACGGCACGTTCTCCCATGCAACCGAAATACCCTCAGCATCGGCCCAGGTACCCAGTCTGGCGGCCAGTGCAGATGCAATATCTGGAATCACTTAGTCACCTCCCTGACAGCTTCCTCAAAGAAGCGTTGAAACTCAGCTGCAGTTATGCGGACCATGCCGCCCGGCGCCTGTGTGGAATGCCCCATTTCAAGCGGGTAGGCATAGGGCACGTTGTTGCAGAAATAAATGGCCTTCATCCCGACTTTGAAGAGCGACAGCGTGTAGTTCCCGGCCGCTTTTGTCAGGTCGCCGGTCTTATCAACCCGGCCTGTCTCGTCAGTCGTTGGCGCATCAAAGGACACCTGCCAGTTACCGCGAAAGCGTCCGCCCATATACCCCGGCGGTGCTTTGATATCCATCCCATCCACCAGTCGAGCCTTCTTCTTAAGTCGTCCGGTTTTAGTCAGGTTGCCAGGGTCCGATTTTTGCGCTTCGTTATGATCGTATACCGCCTGATTGTAAGAAGCTGCCGTCTGGTTGATGCCCCAGAGTTCGGGGTTGCCAACAGGTGACATCATCACCAGTTGATTAAGAATCCGAATGCCAACAGCACGTACGACTGCTTCCTGATTCGCTTTGGCTTTGTCCACGAACGCGGTGATGGCAGCCGTAAACGCCTTATTATCGCTCATGCTATGTCCTCAACTGAGATTTGTAGCAGAGCACCACCGCACCCGGTTTCACGGGGTTAGGTTTAACTACGCGGTGGCTTACGCCGTCCACGACGATCAGATCGCCGGTTTTAATTTCCTTCTCAGCGGTAAAGACAATCCGAATATCGCCGTTTTCAATGACGGTTCCATCAATTTCGCCTGGTGCGTAATCCGTCTTCACTCCTGTGGCGGTGAACTGGATATCATCGGAACGATGCTCCACACCACCGATGACGATTAACGTGCCCTTACGCGTGACGTTGTATGCAATGCCGTTCTGCTTAAGCATACGAGCCGTTGTCGCCTGCATTCGCTGATAGTTGATGGTCATTACGCGCGCTCCGCGAAAGCATTGATTGCATATCCACGCCCACCAGCCAGGTCGCCGAGAATAGCCATTACCGCCGGGTAGAATGGTGTGAACACCTCACCATCGGCAACCGCATAGGTCATGGTAACGGCGCCTTCGACACGTTCGGTTTTAACCGCGGCCTCACGAACGCTTGAAAGCAAATCGCCATCAATTGCCTCGATAGCCAGCATGCATTGTGCGGTGATAACCTGCCGCGGCACCTGGTCGGGTGGGAAGTCGTGTCCATCCAGAACGACATTCACGCGTGGCCATGCCAGCGGCTGTCGAGGGTCTGCTTTGGAACCTACCCAATCAAGCCCTTCCAGATAGTCCATCGCCTTAATCAGTAACGGCACGAGCTTTTCAGGCAGCTCAACTTCTCTCAGCGCGGCAAATGACGCCAGTTCATCTTCACTGGCGTAACTGTTAACGTCAGCGGTGGTGATATCAGTAATAATCATCTGAGCATCCGTTGAATGGGGCTTACGCCCCATCGGTTAGCCAGCGGCAGGCGGGGTGAAGGTGATCTCCTCACTGGATTTAGCAATACCATCAACAGTACCGGTGACTGTGAAAGTACCTGCCGTATCAGAGGTGAGCTTGACCGTCGCCCCACCAGCAGAGCCGGTCTGAGAACTGGCCGTGCTAAGCGTGCCACCTGTGGACGTCCAAGCGACGGTTTTACCGGATACACCGGAGCCATTGAGTGTGTACCTCAGAGAAACAGTTACCGCGTCTGTGCTGTCAGCAGTTGCGGAGGTTTTATCCGCTGACAGCGTTACTCCCCCACTGCGGATTCCAGTTTGATCAGCACGCCTGCGGTAGATTTGTTGCTGGTGAAGTGTTTCTTCCAGTTGCCCGCTGTGCCGATGGCGGTCAGGTCAGGGTTATCACCCTTGGCGGTATCCCAGCTATAGCCCAGCAGATCAACGTTAACCACGCCTTCAGCGCGATAGCCAACCGCAAGGTTTTCCTGATCGTTAATATCGTAGGAACGGAAGCCCGGCGCCTGAGACTCGGTGACGGTAACCGCTCCAGCTACCAATCCAAGGATCGCATCCGCATCCATGGTATCGGTAACCAGTACCGGCTTACCAAGCGTGCCCGGCTGCCCACCGTAAACCACCACGCCCGCTTCTTCATAGATTTTGTTGGCGATCGCCTCATCCACGATGTCGAAGTAAGTGGCGGAGTGCATCACGAACAGGACCACGCGGTTAAATTTGTCCCCATATTTACGCAGGCCGCGCGTCAGGGTCTTCTTGCCGTCTGTTTCGATATCGGCGGTGACCACCATGTCGGCGTTAGCACCAATCGCCGCAGTCAGCGCTTTCAGGCCATATTTCACGTAGCCTTCCAGCGTCGCGTCAGCCACATCAGTGCCGATCACTTCGGAGAACTCGTCAACCGAGCGGCCGCGGCGTTTGAACGCTTCTTCTGTTGTTTCGTATGGACCGTATTTCCACGGCGCTTTGACGGATACGGCTTCACCGGCACCAATCTTCTTACCCGTCACTTTTTCGGTGGAGTTAACGTCACGCGATTCGATAGAGCCGCCAACCTTGTAGAAGGCACGCTTGCGGAAATCGCCTTCAATCAGCTCGTTATCCAGCAGGATCGCGCCGTTGGAGGACGCGTTGAAAATAGCCAGGTTGTCCTGGCGGCGCTCGAGGAAAGCGGTCTGCGCCAGGTCGTCATAAATAATCAGGTCACTATTAACAGTGGTAGGCATGGGTTAATCCCTTATTTCGGAAGTTTGAGGAAGGCCTGCTGGCCATGCTTGCGGATGTAGTCCGCTTTGTCGCTGGCGCTCATTTCGGAACGTTTCAGGCTGCCACCGCCGTTTGGTTTGTGTCCGCCCGCGCCGGTGCCTTCTGCGCGTGGGAACAGATGCGGAGCCGTCTCCTTTAGAGACTCCGCCCACTCAAGTGGGCTTAGTGGAGTTTTGCCGTCTTTACCGAACAGAACATCGCCATTTGCATCAACTGCTACGGCCTCGCCTTCGTCGTTGAGCTGGAATGTGCCTTTGGCACGCAGAATCAGATCGTCGGATGCTTCCGGCAGCGCGCCAGCTTTTGACGCTGCTGCACGGATTGCATCGCCCAGAACTCGATCCCGGAATTTGTTGGAGAACGCTTCGGCTTTGTCCGCGCGCTCGTTTGCGGCTTTTATCTGCTTATCGACGTCAGCACGCAGACGTTCGGTGCGCTTATCAAGCACCTCATCGATTTTCCCGGCGGCAATCAGCTTTGCCTCTTCGTCGTCGGAGAAACGCTGGAGGATTCCGCGTACAGCATCAGGATCGATACCATCGAAGCGTGACAGGGTTTCTTTTTGCTGCTTAATGGTTCCCAGCAGCTCAGAGTTTTTGGATTTCAGGCCAGTGACTTCGTTAGTCACGCGCTCATCAATCAGCTTCTGGATTTCTGGGGTGATTTCGATACCACCGCCACCGCTGCCCTCACCGCCGCTTTCAGGTGCGTAAAATTTCAGAAGCATGTTTCGAATTAACATAATTTCCCCTCGGGATTTTGCCGGGCCTCGCCCATAAAAAAGCCCCGGCGGATACCAGGGCGTGAAGTAAGAAATGGCTGTTAGTTGCCAGTGCCTGAGAGTTGCTTCAGACGTTCCAGGCTAATCCATTCGCCTTTGTCAGTGAACATATCAACCAGCTCGATTTCACCTGCGCGGAACAGACGTCCACGCTCGGCACCCAGAACCTGATCCTGTCGTTGAGCTGGCTGACGTCCGAGCCATTCCAGATACGAGGTTTTTCCCGGTACCTGTCCATCCATGCTGGCACGAGTCCCCTCGTCCATCTCGTCGATATCGATGCCGAGTTCGCGCCACGACTTGAGGACCAGGGTTTCGGTAGAACGGCAGCAGAAATGAATCTTTCCGGGTCCCTGTAGGTAAGGCACCTTATGCCCGACCGGTTTGTTATCCAGGGTGTAACGCAGCAGGTCACGAACAATGCAGTCATGACTTGTTTTATTGTCCAGTGTTGATAGCCACTGTTTACCTTTCACGATATCGCTGTTGGCGCTGGTGATGCTGTTGCGTGCAGTTGCAGCCAGATGATTAACGGCTGTTTTAGCGATGCTTGCGGCGTTTGCCCTGCTCATCTGCAGCGCGCCGTCGCGGTAGTCTTTGTTGGCGTGGCCACGAACATTGCGGGCAATAGATTCCACCGTGTCGCCGGCAAGATACCCCCTGCGGACGGCATTCACGATCCGCGCCAGCCTGTCCGATTCCAGATTATCCGCCCACTCACTCAGCAACCGCCCCTGAAAGGGCTGCGCCATCGCCGCGGCATACACCATATCGGCGGTGATGCCCTGCAGCGGATAGTGAGACAGGACCTGTGATGGCAGAAGGGAATCGAACAGGCTCAGCTGATAACTGGCTTCGTTCTTTGCCAGCGCCACCAACTCACTCTCGAGCCCTGCCTGCATGGTGGCTACGGCCTGATGGTTAAGATCGCGCACGCTGCCCAGTAAACCCTGCAGACGATTAACGGTGAAGCTCTCCGGAGGCAATCTGTCCAGCGCATCCAGCAGGCGTGCCGACAGTTCTGCGTCCGTCTCGTTGAGCAACTTCACCATCCGGTTTGCCACTCCAGTGGCGTAGCGGCTTAACCAAACGGAATGTGCGATCGATTCATCACGCAGGCTTTCGTTAATGGTGGGCATATCAGCCTCCCGTCAACGTTGGTGCCTGGTTTCGGAGTGCATCAATAACCTCGTCCGGACTGTCGGCCGGGTCAATGAGATCGAGCTTCTGCAGCGCACGAATCATATCGCTATCGCGCAGCGCACCGGACTGCCAGGCGTTGACGATTGCCGTCACCATGCCCGACTCGGCAACTTTCGCTATGAATTCCTGATTGATGGTATAGCTCGTCGATTCTCCCTTGATACCGAGGTATTTCGCACACCATCCCAGCGCCAGCGTATAGGCCTCAGAAACGTTCGAAACGCAGATACCGAGCACCGATGTGGAAGATGTTTGCTCACCACTCGCCTGCGTCGCCGTCTTCGCCGTAGCGTTCTGCTCAATCAGTCGGGCGCCCAACTGCACCATGTAATCGCGCTTACTGTCCATGGCCTCTTTAGCCAGCATGTTCGGCTGCGCCTGGGCATAGCCAAACGAGCCCTCCTTGGGAAGCAAAAGCGGTGATCGGGAACCAATTTTCACGCCCTTCTTCTCGAGGTGATCGCGCCAGCCGGTATCGAGCCCAGTCATGTACGGCTGCACCTGGCCACAGAACCACACGCTGTCCTCATAATCAGCGCTGTTTCGGTAATGTCCGTGGTTTATCTCCACCAGCGCAGCCAGCGGTGAATCATCGATAGTGGGATCGTTATTCTGAGCACCGACAAAGGTGAACGGGATTTCGTCCCAGTAGTCCTTTCCTTTCGGCATAGGGTGGTACTCACTGTCAACGGCGTAAGTTCCGCTCGCGGCGCCACCAGCCCGGCGCCAAACGCGGCATATGAACCTCCCTTCTTCCAGCGCCAGCTCGCGGTACTGGATTTCATCCTTGTAAGCGTAACCATCCGGCTCTTCTACACATTCGCGCAGGACCACCAGCACCAGCTGATCGCGTCCGTTAATACGCTTTGTTCTCCAGTTGATGATGTTTTCTGCCGGATAACGGAGGATGATCGCCTCATCGGAGGCTTCTGCGTAATCGACATAAAGCCCCTCTCGCGCAACTTCCAGCACGTTCTCGGCCACCAACTGCGACTGCTGATAGATGCTGGTGCCGGCCCCGTCAGCATTGTCCAGCAGGTATTTCAGCTTTTCAGGACCGTTAAACGTGGGGTCCTTGCGATAAGCCATCCCAAGCATGCCGATCTTCGTATTGCCGGCAATCGCATAGAACACCGCGCGGCTCAGATAGTCCTCATTACGCTTACGATTACGCGTGGATTTATCGGTTGGGTCGAGATAAGGCAGATACTTATTACCCGCCGCTTTTACGGCCTCAGCTCCTTTGCAGAAGTCCCTGTATTTCCTCCAGGCAGCAGAAGCCGCCCGGTGTTCTGGTCGAACCCAGGTGATATCGTCGTTTGCCATATCAGAAAGTAGTGTCCATGGTGATTGAGTATGCTGGTTTCACAATCGGGTAATCCTTTACGATGAAGTACCCGCCAGCATCATTGGGGTGATCGTTATCTGCTGATTTGTCCGGTTCGCCATTAGCCGCCCAGATTTGCTGCTCGAGGCTCTCGGTGTAAACCGGGCAATTCTGCACGTTAACCAGATAGCGGCGTTCTCCGTTGGCGTTGCAGAACATGGCGTTCATCGAGTTGATGCGGTCCTTAACCGGAGGGTTGGCATCATCAACAATAACGCTGAACCCGGCATCATTAAGCTGGGCAATATCGGTCTTGCTGGCGTTCTGGGACTTGCGGGAGTCGCCAGAGGCATCCGGATAGATGTAAATCTCCCGGCTTTTAACGTATCGGCCATCCTCGTAGCGCCAGAACTCTTCCTGGATACGCTTAATCATCGCTGGCGTGTCGTAGACCTTCACCAGCTCACGGACCGCGCGCGGCAGGCCATTACGCTTAACGTGAACAATCGCGGCCATTTTCCCCACGTTGAAGTCCATACCGATAAACAGCGGATCCCCGTCCTGAATCTCGTCAGAACAGTTATTCAGCTTACGGTTGAAGGTGTGGTAAATGGTCCCGCTGTTGAGGTTCGTGAACTTCCCTCGCAGGTATGCCTGAATCAGTTCGTCAGGGTAAGAACTCAGCAACGACGGGATGTAATCCGCGGGCAGGTTCTTCGCGTTATCGAATGTGCTGGCCTGTATCAGGCCGTACAATGCCGCTAGCTCGGGCTTTTCACGTACCGCCTTCACGAACTGCTGGTAGACGAACTTGAACCCTTCCGGCGTCGTCGTGACATCGATGCCGTTACGCAGTCCATCGACCTTATAACGCATACGCGCGATGATTTTTCGCCAGGCCTGCTGCGCTTTGGCCGCCGCCATGACATCCAGCTCATCCACCATCGCGTTACCGATTTTGAAGCCGACTATCGAGCCGGGTTTCTCCATCGAACGGCAGATTGTCGTCCCGCGAAAACGTCGCCCCTCATAGAAGTGAACCTCTTTGTTCCCCTCATTGATTTTAACGCTCAGCCCCCAGTCAAAGGCCACCTCTTCAATCGTCGGGTAGAAGATGTCACGAATCTGCGGGTACGTTGGCGCGAAATAACCCTGGTTGATTTTAGGGTGCTCCCACATCCCCTTACAGATGCCGCCACAGCCCACCCACGTCTTACCGGAACCGAATCCGGCAACGTAGGCTTTGAACTTGTGCTGCATCGCGAGGAAGCGCGCCTGCGGGATATTAAGTGTCGGGCTGATCCCCATCGTCCGCCCTCGCGTCCACTACGTTGATATTGATCTGCACTGGAGTTGGTTCGTCGTCGTCACCATCGCCGGCCAGATCTTTGCGGAGTTTTTCCACTTCAAGTTTGCGGCGCTCGATTTCAATTTGCTGCAGCTTCTGCGCGAACTCGCTATCAGCCAGGCCAAGCCGTTTCATTACAGCTTCAAACATCTTTTCGCGGCTGATAGCCGTTATCTCGACACCGTTTTTACCGACCTTCACACCGGAATAAGCCAGCGCAGCGGTCGGCGGCAAATAACGAGAATCGGGGAAGTGAGGACGCCCGATACCATCGCCATTGCAGCGCGGGCATTCTGGGTTAGGCTCCCGGTTGTGGTCGTAGCCGTAACCGCCAGTGTCTTCTGGCTGCTTCGCGCCCTCTTTACCTTCAACCTTCGCAGTCTCTTCTTCGAACTCAACAGCATCGCGCCACTGGTAGTGATGACCGAAGCCCCAGCAGTAACGACACGCACCGCGGCGGTATTGTGATAGCTGGTTTGCATCGAAGGTGGCGAGCCGCCACATCTGTGCCAGGACTTCATCGGCACCGCCAAGCGTGCGCACAATGGACGCTTTTTGCTGCTGTGCAATGGCCTGCGCAACGTTAGGATTCGTTATGAGCTGACGACCATAGTTTGGGTCACTGTAACCAGCACGCGCAGCGGCAGCGGTAGCGTTATTATCCTTAAGATATTCAGCAATGAAGCGCTTTACCTTCGCGCTTAGCTTTATGTCTACCAGCTCTTCTGCGCTTTGTTCTTTCTGCGCAGTGCGCACTTTTTTCTGCGCAGGTTTTTGCGCAATTTGCGCAGAAGGTTTTTTGATGTATCGGCGTGCAGTAGCGTAATTCAGTCCCTGCGCTTCACACCATTCCTTCGGTGATACGCCGGTTGCGGCATGTTCGGACAGGAACCGTTGCTGAAGCTCGCCCCAGTCCGGTTTTGCCATTACTCACTCCAATAAAAAAGCCACCAGCGTATGCGGGTGGCTCATTGCTACGAGTTGTACTTAGGTCTAAAGTGATTGCCGGAGCTTAATCTGCTCTAACTTCACTCCATTTTCGGTCGACACCTTTAATCCACTCGACCACTAGCGCGTCAGTGTGAATGTCGTAAATTTCTACTTGGTCACAATCAGCTGAATCTCTGGCCTCAGAAGCGAAAATTTCTGCTTCTCTTAGATCAGTAGCTGAACGATAAACGTCTCGCCACCCGGCAGCTCTCTCATATGAATTGTATGCAAAAACTAAATAGCGCTTCATAGTCGTCCCGTCTATACATCCCCTAGAATGCAAAAACATTATCATAGGCACTCAGTGAATGCCTGCTGTAATGCCGTACCCTTTGAGCAGACAACGGTTGACTTATCCGCTGGTGAGGATTTTTGTCGTTACATTTAAGTGTGCATTTCTTTTGCATTATTTGAGGAAGATGTTAATGTCCCACAGCCTTAGAGCAAGAAGCACAAAAAACATAACAAAAGATTCATCTCATAATTGCCCCGCACCTGGGGCATTTTTTATGCGCGCGTACTTCTCAATCCCACCAGCAAGTGGGATATCATGGTGATAGCAAAAAAACCGCCCGAAGGCGGTTGAGAAGAGCTAATCGCTGCTGGTACAGTTTTTCAAAATCATTAACTGAAAATCTTCTAGGGACAATTCATCTATGATCTTACCTGTAATGGTGATTTTCATTCGCCCCATCACATCCAGCCCGCCAATAATGCGGATTTCAGCCGGCAACTTAGAACTGCTCCTGATGTAATCTATAAGGTCGTTTATGAACCCTTCCTTACCATACACTGCAAAGCAAGGCGTTCCGCAGTGCATGGTTTCCAACCGTCCCTCAAGCATCATGTTGCTCCATAGGAAATCGGTAACACTGAGTGTAGTAGGAACCCCTGCTTAACTCCTATTTACTTATTCCCCTGCTGAACATATCAGTTGCCTAATCCACTCCGGAGGTACAAGGTTGATTGACCTCTTTAGGGAATACCCATTATCAAGCCCACCAGCGGATTCAAGTGGCTCATAGTTGGGGTGGTGACTGATGCTTCTATCCGGCATGCATGGCCATCGTTGGACGACGCCATCAGGACATTCACCACAACTGGGATGACTCTGCCTTGCCAGGGAAGTGCACCTGGACGCAAAGGAAGTGGCTGTGCACAAAGCCATCACATGTTGTGTGCTCCGTTTCGTGGAGTAACGCTCATGTCCTTGAGTTGCTGTTGCTTCATCGCCGCTTGTAAAATGGTGGTAAAAAAAATGACCAGCATAAATTGCCTGGTCATTGGGTCATGCAGTTGTCTCTGCATTACGAACCGGAGTCCGCGCGATATAATTATTGTATCGAGAGCATTATCAAATGCCTTTAGAAAGGTAGCAGCGAAAGAAAAATCTATACCAAACGGTACAAAAAGAACACTGGTCCTTTAGGAATTGTCTGACTACTTATACTGAGAGTATAAACAATATCGCTGTATGACTACTACCTTACAAATGATTGTGGTGCCGGGTGCCTCCCGGTGAGTCTTTTGGTTAACCATCCTTGACCCGCTTGCTCTAGAAATTCACGATGCCCCAAAAAGAAGAGTCGTCAGGTTAATTAGCCCCACCGCTTAGGGGGATTCACCACGGTTTAACTGTAACACATGAATGTCGAGCAAGTAGGTGTGATTTCAGCTGGTGGAGATAACCATTATCAAGCCCACCAGCAGATGATTGTGTAATGGCAATCAAAAGGCCGCATTAGCGACCTTGTGAATGGAGAAGAGATTAAATAAGTTTAATCTTTACCTCATAACCTTCGAGACCGGCCATCGATTCACGTGCTATAAATTGAATTTCAGAAACCTCTTTTCCAGTTTTTTTTCGTAATTCTGAAATTCTTTTTGCTATCAGAGCGGCAATTTCTTCTTCTGCCTTTTGCGTAAGAGCTTCAACTTTCATTTTAACCTCTTCTGGTTCATCTACGTTTCCCATCTTCCAGCAAGGTGACAATCGTTGATTAACTGTCCTTTACCATAACTGTATATGGATTATAGACCACCGATATTGCAGATACTGTGTGCTTTTATGTTTCGAAGGCAAGATCATTCAGGTGATATACCAGTACGTTATGGATACTTACGGCGAAGCTCTGTTTTTCTCGATTTCACGAATTCCCGCGAAGTTATTGTTGCCCTTATCAATGACTGCCAGCAGCGGCTTGATCCAGAGAACGGCCTGGCAATACGTCATTGCGCTGGCGGCAACGGCACGATCATTGGCTGTGTCAGGTCCGTTGGTATCGGCGTGCATTGCGCTGGAACGTAAACTGTACGCGTATTCGAGCAGCCCACCAGCAATGTCAGCAGGAACAGGCAGATCACAGGTTTTTTCACGGCGGAGAATCTCCCGGTATTTAATGACGGTTTCTTCGGTGCTGGTGTTGATAATGGAGTTAAGCCTGTAGGTATGATCTGCAACCTTATTAAACCGATTGAAGTTGAATGCTTGGGTGGCGATTACCTGCTCCTGCAGAGCATTGTCACTGCGCAGAACCTCGTTATCACTCTGCAGGCCGTTGGCGTCTGAGCAACTTTTAACAAGTGCGACTGACAGACCAGTAATAACCACAACCGCGATTGGTAAAAGATTAAATTTCACTGGTCTATCCCCCAGCACGCCAACACACTTTCCTGGTCTCGCCGTTCTACCTGACCGTAGCAGCCGTTCTTCTGGCCTTTAGTCAGGCGGCAGTCGCGGCCACCGTCTCTAATCCACCAGCGAATTGCCTCGCATGCCCCGTGGCGGTCACCGTCATTGATGCGCTTATAGAACGTGGACGGGAAGCACTTACCCGGCCCGATGTTGTACGGGCAGAACGAAGCAATACCCGCTTTCTGCGGTTCGGTCAGAGGCACCTTAATATTGCGATCAACCCACGCAAGCGCCTTGTCCTGTTCGATGGCGTTTACCTGGTCGCATTTCGCCTGTGTCAGCTTCATGCCTTGCACCACCGATTTACCATCAACCATTGTGGCGCCGCGGCAAATCGTCCAGATACCTCCGCCATCTTTGTATGCAGTGAGCCTGTTCCCTTCTTTCTCATTCAGGAACTGATCGAGGATGGTCGGTGCGGATGCCCCAGCAAGCACCAATCCCAGAACTGCCGCGCTCAACTTTGCCCGGTTCCCCATCACTCACTTTCCTTTTGTAATGCCTCAACGACCACGCTTGCAGCAGCAGGACGCTCGTTAAGGGGTCTATCACCAACGCCTTGAAGGTAGTCATTGACCATTTTTGTTCGCTTCTCGTCCTCTCTACGCCTGCGGTTTGCATCCACCCGCCCGTTAATGTAGGAGACAAGCGATATAAGCAGACCAGCAGCGCCAAAGAATATGAACACCAGCTCCTGAGTGGTAAATCCAATGGCTGACGCCAGAGCTGCTACCCATGCGAAGAACTGCGTGAAGATGTTCCCTGAATCATTCATTTTCATGGTCTCTCACCTCGCTGAGTGCGGGTGCTGTTGCTAGAAATAAAAAAAGGCCGCCAAACGGCAGCCTTAGGATGATTGAAACCTGCTGGAGCTTCCTTCTCATGAGGAGTGCAATAAATTAAATAATCCTTAAGTAGAGCTATTTAACTCTTTAAAAAAATTAACTATTCACATAGTTTTTAAATGTTATCATTTGCGTTAATTTAAAAACTTATTTTCTTAGGGATACAAGACTTATAAGCGGGCATGCACTGGCATTATTAATGCGGAGAGGATTGATGACGTTCTCCGCACTTTTTAGTGCCCACATCTTGTTACCAAATGTGCACCGGCCGCTACATTAGTGCCAGAAACATGACCAGACATTTCGTATCCCCTTATTGCGACCACCACTTTCAGAAAAGTTGAGTGTAGAAAAAAACCACTCAGCGAGCAGGCAACTAGACGTTAACAGCATGCACGCTGCCATTAATAGCATTGAGTAGCTCTAAAGGCATGAAGCGCAAATAATTCAGTGGAATATGTTTTAGTGGCTAACTGGTGGAGCAAGTGGGCCCGAGAGAACATCAGCTTCTCCGTTGTCACAGATGTCGTCACCCTGAGTCAAATGCCAGATACCTGTTATTGTCTGGCCCGTTTCAAGGTCATCGGTTATACCATTGGTGTAGTAGGCTACCTGAATCCTGCCGTTGTGCTGTATCCAATAGAAACCTTCTTCCATTTTTCCCTCCTGCATGGTTAGGGAAATGATAAGACACCTTAGGGATGGGTGGCTTTAGAAATTCTTAAATCGCAATTAAGCAACAGCCCTACGGTTTTAACCACAGGGCTTTAAACGAAGGCAATAACCCATCGTTGGAGCAAAATTACCACAGATTCGGGAAAAGTAAATAGCCCACGATAAAATAACGTCCTATTTTGTTATTTGCTTCAGCTGTGCATCAGCCCATGCTTCTTCGATATCAAACTTGGTGATGAGCTGATCGTAGAATGGTTTTACAGATTTCTTCCAGGTACTGAGGCTGATAGCATCTGTAATCTGACGCACCGCGGCGTATGCCTCGGTCGATGGTATTCGTTCAAATCCACGACCACTGCAGCGTTTGCAATCAGCCAGAACTGGAACGCCCTGCTGTTCTGTAAGAGCCTGATTAATGACTTTCCCGCGTCCATGACAGTCACTACAGGCGCAGCTGACAACCTTCTTTCCCTTGCATTCAGGGCACAGCACCCGGGCCGCTTCTCGCACCTGGCGTATGTTTTCGTATTGAGAAGGGATAACTTTTAGCCCCCAAGCGGTGGATTTTTTAATAACCTCTTTTGCGTGCCAAGAGGTGCTGGTCTTCATCGTAAAAACATCTGCGTCGATGAACCCCTGTCCGTCGCAACATACGCAATGCTTCACGCTGGCGGCGCTTCGGGAATAGTCTTCGAACGCGAAGGCGGCCAGCTGCTTAATCACCACTGGCTTAACCTTGGCATCCAGTTTACGAAGCGCAGCAACCCGATCGCACTTCGTCAGCGCGTACTGGGCCAGTAACTCAATCGCCCTCTCCCGGTCATTGTTGCTGATACCCATCTTCCCTAGAAAGGCGCTATAACCCAAGGCTGCCCGTTCCTGCGTCATGCCCATCGCAGCCATGATATCCGTTCCGGTTAATGAGTCTGACGCCGTAGCGCGCGGAGAGTCGTTAATCATTGTCGATTTGGCAAAGTGATATTTGAGGGTGTTTTCAAGATTCATGCGGTCTCCAGCTCGATAATGGTGAGTTCTAATTTCCCGCCCTTAACGACAGGCATTTTCACAACGCGATAATCCACAACCTGGCAGTCATCCAGCCAGAATCCCGCCTTGGTTAAAGCGTCGAATGCAGCCTTCTGCAGGTTATCCAGATCGCGGCGCCGGCGGTCGGGCATGTGACATTCAATTCGGATTTTGAGTGGTGCAGGCGTTCGGATATTTAGCCTGGCGCTTCGAATGACATTGGCCACCTCATAGCGATACGCGACGCCATCGGCGCTAATATGCGTGCGCCCGCGGTTGTGCCGGTAATACCGGTTATTGCTAGGCGGCCAGGGCAAAGTGATTTGATATGACTTCACGTTTACCCCCACATCCGGTTTCGCCAGCGGCTATCCGGGCGTGCTGGCGTATTTGAGGTAGGAAGAAATGCACTGACAGTCCAGGTCACGTAATCCGGGTTAAGGCTACGCTCGACTCGGACGCCACGCGCTTTGTAACGCTTAACCAGTTCGTCGGCCTGTTCGGTGCTGCAATCGGTATGTTGAAACCAGGTATATTTCATGTCCATCACCCCGCGAAGCCAAGCAGCTGCGCGGCGACATTTTCGGCCTCATCGCGACTGCGGAATGAACGCGACAGGACCCAGCGCCAAAGAACATCGAGCGCAGCTTTATAGAGCTGCTGAAACTCGAGTTCGTCCATGTTGGCGAATGAGATGCTGCGGGGATGTTTTTTGAGTGTACCGTCTGGTAGCTGAATGGCATCAAAGTGCCCTGCCTCGACGATCACCCATGAGCGGTATGCATCGAAGGATTTGCACAGGCTGATGCCATTCGTGACGCGCCGGTAAGCAACCTGCTCAAGATACTGCTCAGCAGCATCAATCAGCGCGCTCTCATTCCCGCCATACGAAGCCAGGAATTTTGCGTAGCCGGTGATCAGCTTCCGCTCATTACTCGATATAGTCCCGCCGATTGGTTCCCAGTATTCAAAACCGAGATTGAGGAGCGCGAAAAAGCGCCGGTGGAATGCCGGGTTTCGTACCCTCCTGAACTCGGCAACAAGAACATCGCCGAGCCAGGTTTTGGATTGCAGGATATCGCTGCTCTCGGGCGTAGCCGGGATCAGTATTCCTGAGTGGTGTTTGATAAGTTGTAATTCTAGCGCCATGGTTCTCTCCGTGGCGCATCAGGTATAGGGTGTTCAGGCCTATGAAAGAATAATATCAGACGGTGGTGTAATTCGGTACCCAAGCCGTTTTGCAAATTGCATGAACCCGTTGAGAGTAAAGATTTCTTCCTCTTCGAGTAACGGTCGTAATGAAACTATTCCATTTACTCGATAAACCAGATATCTGCCCTCAGCCGGGAAGCTATAGATAACTGCTTTATCGGCCCTTCTGACCACGTCATACCATTGATCATCTGCATTAAAGGTATCTGCACTACACACTATTTCCCCCAGAGCGACTAATTGACGCGGTAAACAGTAATCGGGAACAGCCAGGGGAACGCAAACAGCGATACTCTTTGAAACTGCTCCAGTGAAATTCACGCGATTAATAAAACCACTCGTCCGCGCTTTCCCAGGTCTCCTGCACGATATGTTCGACCTCTTTCTTGTCGCCTCCGAAGACAGTCAGCCCATCATTGCTGGCACGCTTGATCGTTAGCTGACAATTATCGAACTGCTTGCTGAGCCTTTTGAGCAGTTCTGACTCGAGAGCAGGTATAGCTCCATCAGGAAGTTTCTTCATGCGATCAATGGCTAACTCGATTATCATTTTTCCCTCCGCAATGAATTACTGTATGCATGTACAGTACATTTATAAACTTATGTTACGGATTTTGCAACGTTTTAGGAGCATGCTATGAAGAAGAGCTGGCTAAAGCTGCTAGTTGGACACTAAGCAACAGCTATTACAATGCGTTAAATTTACGAGCTACCGAGTTAGTTTCCAAATTTAATCGCCACGATTTTAATAGAAAAAAGGCCTGCACTAACCAGTGGCAGACCTAATCAAATCTTTTCGAGGCGAGTATTTAAAATTGATAACTGTAGTTCAAGCTGGCAAACCAAAGATAAGGATTGTCATAGCTACCTTTGAATTGCTCCGGTGACTGGACCCGAGAAGACTGCATATTTAGGTATGATACTGCAAAACCAATGTTACTTTGTGGTGTAATTTGATACTGCGCACCTGTTGCAAATCGCCATTCATCACCTGTAGGTAAGGAAAGGGCCACGTCGTTCTGCGTTTTGTAGACTGTGCTGTCAAAAGCCACACCGGCGTTAATGCGCCACAATTCGGTTGGGCGATACTGTAACCCCAGCGCGGTATGCCAGGAATCTTTGAGACGGTTTTTGCGATTGGCATTTTGTCCAGCGACAGAAACCTGCGGACTGCCAAACTGACTCCAGTCCTGCCAGCCAAGGTCACCCATAATTGACCATGTCTTATTGAAATCATGCACCAGACTCAACATTATCTGCTGAGGTGCCCGGACCTGCGCTGAAACAGGAATTTCATATTCAACGTTGGGTAAGTTTGGGAAGCGAGCTTTAGCATCTATATTAAAGTCATAGTCTGTTTTGCTGGTCCAGGCGATTCCCGCGCGAGTTTTATCGGTGAGCTCCATTAATAAGCCCAGACGATAACTCAGCGCCCAGTCATGATCATTCTGTTTTTCATCTTCATTGTCGACATTACGTGTGAGAGAAAGGAATCCGTAATTGACATTGACTGAACCACCAACTGATACTCGTTCGCTTAATTTATAGGCTAAAGACGGACTTAAAGTCATTGCAACCATGGTGCTCTTTTTTATGAGACGGTCGCCAGCCCAGTTACCAAAATCAATCCCCAGCCCGTAATTGCCATATAACCCTAGCCCGGCATACAGTGCATCATCGAGTTTCTGTGTATAAAAGGCGCTAGCATTTGGAAAAAACCGCATGATATCGCCAGGATTTTTACGTCCACTATCATCATCAAGGCGATAGGAAATATCACCATCCATTGCCTGTAATCCGCCTGTAAACATATGATCAGGTAGCCGCGTCATTCCTGCCGGGTTAGTCACTATGGTAGAGGCGTCCTGCGCGCGCGCAGCTTGGCCAGCACCTGCAAGCGCAGTATCTTCAGTCCCAATTTCGTAAAAATAGAGTGCGCTGGCCTGTGTCGCTGGAGAAAGAAACGCCAGCAGAGAAAATAGCGTCGATTTTTTCATATGCCGTCTGCCTGTATTTAATGGTCAGTATTATTTGTCGCGTACTGGTGCAACAGCGGGGGCGGGATACCAGTTATCTTTTGCGACCACGACGCTTCCTTCAGGCTGCATGACAAAGTTGGGCGACATGATCTGCACATTGAATTCGTTGAAAACATCCTGGATATTACTGAACAGTGCATTTCGCGCGATGGCCAGTGACACATCGGTTTTCAGCCTGACCTGAAGCTCATAGGCTATATACCAGTCCATCAGCGCCAACTGGCGCACCAGCGGCGCGGTCGTAAGATCCACGAATTCTGTTCGCTTGGCTGCCAATTCAAGCATGGCATGAACCTGCCTCCATGGGGTGTCGTACCCGATGGTGACGCTTACGGTTAAGTTGACACTGCCGTCGTTATTTTGGGCACTGAGGTTCGTTATCTTGCCACTCACTACGACAGCATTAGGTACTGTCACTACATAGTTTTCGCGAGTTATAATTTTTGTGGCGAGCATGCCAATTTCACTCACCTTTCCTTCGTTATCCGCAACACGAATGACATCTCCTTTGCGCAAGGCGCGTGAGTAAATCAGCACCAGGCCACTCATAGCGTGATTCATCACCCCAGCAGACCCCAGCGTCAGCATGAGACCAAAGAAGACACTTATACCCTTAAAGGCCAGTGAATTTGCGCCAGGAAGAAACGGATAGGCTGCTGAGAGAGCAAATAACCATACCACGACCGAGAGGAGTTTCCTGGTCGCCCCGACGGTTTCAGGATGCAGACCGGGGAACTGTAAGCGTCCCACCTCGACCTGGTTGAGTGTCATTTTCAATAACTTAAGAATGAAAGCGGTGATGATGAAAATAATCAAAACAATCATCAACCCCGGTAAAGCTGAGACAATGGATAAGAAAATCTGACGAACGACACGCAGGGACCAGTCTCCCAGCGATGTTGCCCAAACCCGGGTCCACGGAAAAAGACTAAACGCCCAGCTAAGCCAGACATAAAAACCAATGATTCCCAGGAAAATCATCAGCAAGGCATATAAACGAGCTTCAACAGCCCCCACGTAACGCCGCCAGGTTTTGGGGATCCATCCGCGATTTTCTGCAATCCGACGACGAAAGTATCTCTTAACCCGACGCCATGAGCGCCACGCTACCCATATAAACAGTAAATAACCCGCTAACCCCACAATGGTTTTCAATGTGGAAAGTGCAAGCCAACCGGAATCGTATTGATCGTGAAGGGCTGTACGTTGCGCCTCCATTCGCGCCAGCACGCGTTGCGCGGCTTGATCCAGAGTCAGGTCATCGCCCTCATCTAGATCTGCCTGCGTCAGCAACATTAGCGGCTTGCCATTCATTAAAAACAGCCTCCCCTGCTGGTTATAACGGGTGACGGGGAGAATTTGTATTGGCTCACTGACATCCGCCTGGGTGAATTTACGCAGAGTATTGTGGATGCGTAAAACCCGTTCTTCCGGCGTTGTCTGACCAAACTTGGCCTGAAGCATGACTATGGGAGTGTGGAAGATATAAAGCGTGCGTGCTTGTTCCTGCTCCGTCGGCTCCTGACGGGGCTCAGCAGCGAAAGTTGAACTGACGGCGAAAAAGATAAAACATATCAACAGAGCGAACCTTATCCTGTTCATATTTACCTGTGATTTGTGAATGAACAATTTCACCGAGCAGTTAAATAGCAACATGCCGAATGCTAACTACTGGAAAAAATTCCCCTGCGAGAGATGTCTCCCGCAGGGCAAAGTTTTAAGGCGTAACGATATTGAACCAGAAATCAAATTTATCCATATAACCGAGCATAGCGTCGAGTTTCGCTCCATCGCCGGTAATTTTCACATCACCGCTGTCTTGGGCCTGCTTGAGCGTAACCTCTTTCAGGATAATTTTATTCAACGTGTCCCTATTAAGAGTCACTGTTGCATCAGCGTCCTTAGCCTCAGCGTTGGCCGTATGGTTCAGAACACCATTTTCCAGCTCCAGCTTATATTTGCCTCCATCGCTGCCCAAATCGATGTTAAACACCGATTTAGCATCACCGGCTTTCTGACCATTGATATGAACAGCCAGATAGTCAAAGAACATCTCTGGCGTCATCGCGCGCACCGTATCCGGGCTGGCGGTATTCGGGGTTGGCCCTTTCACCACGCCGTTACGCAACTCCTGCGCACCAGTCAGGTAGAAGTTACGCCACGGACCAGATTCAGCCTGATAGCCAAGCTGTTCCAGCGCATCGGCTTCTAGGTTGCGTGCTGCCTGGTTGTTTGGATCGGCAAATACCACTTTGCTCACCACCTGCGCCACCCAGCGGTAGTTCCCCTGGTCGAAGTCGGTTTTCGCTTTGTTCAGGATGGCATCCGCGCCGCCCATATACTCCACGAATTTCTTCGCGCCTTCTTCCGGCGGCAGTTCATCCAGCGTCGCCGGGTTGCCGTCAAACCAGCCCAGATACAGTACATAGGTGGCTTTCACGTCATGGCTCACCGAACCGTAATAGCCGCGGTTCGCCCAGGTATGCGCCAGTGAATCCGGGAGCTTGAAGTTCGCGGCGATTTCGTCGCGCGTCAGCCCTTCGTTCGCCATACGCAGCGTCTGGTCGTTGATGTAACGATAGAGATCACGCTGGCTTTTCAGCAGTTTGACCACGTTTTCGTTGCCCCAGGTCGGCCAGTGGTGCTGTGCCATGATGATTTCAGCTTTGTCACCCCAGCGCACAATCGCCTGGTTGATGTACTTCGACCACGGCAGCGGCTCGCGGATTTTGGCCCCGCGCAGCGAGTAGGTGTTGTGCAGGGTATGGGTAACGTCCTCAGCTGATTCGATGAGTTTTTTCTCTTCAATATACCAGAGCATTTCGGACGGCGCTTCGGATCCAGGGGCGAGCATAAAATCATAGGTCAGGCCGTCGATGACCTCTTTCTGACCATCTTTTTCAATGATATTGGTGGGGGCAATCAGCGTGACCGTCCCGGCGGAGGTCGTGGTCCCAAGACCGGCACCCACCTGACCTTTGGCATCTGGCTTCAGCAGGTTGCCATACATATAGCTGGCTCGGCGGCTCATCACGTTACCCGCCATGATATTCTCGGCAACGGCCGCTTCCATAAACCCGGCAGGCGCGTAGACCTTAACTTTGCCGGACTTCACGTCGGCTTCATCAACCACGCCGCGCACGCCACCATAGTGGTCAACGTGGCTGTGGGTATAAATAATGGCGACGACAGGTTTCTTGCCGCGATTTTTAAAATAGAGATCCATCCCGACCTTCGCCGTTTCTGCCGACACCAGCGGGTCAACCACGGTAATACCGTCTTTCCCTTCAATGATGGTCATATTTGACAGGTCAAGATTTCGGATCTGATATACGCCGTCGGTGACTTCAAACAGGCCGCTAATATTAATCAGCTGAGATTGACGCCATAAACTCGGGTTAACGGTATCTGGAGCTTTATCGCCTTCTTTAATAAAAGAATATTGTTGTGGGTTCCAGATTACATTTCCTTGCTCACCTTTGATGACTTCCTGAGGAAGTGGGGCAATGAACCCTTTATGGGCATTGGTGAAATCAGTGTTATCAGAGAAAGGGAGTTGATTATATAAGGCGTTGTTAGCTTGTTGCGTAGCTGCTGATGCATCTTTCGAAGCCTCAGCAGCCGAAAGGGAGAGACTAACTGAGCTCAGAATGCCAGCAATAGCAAGGCTCCTTACTATCATATTGAATTTCATCAAAACCTCTCGAAGTTCTACTACATCTTATGTGGGAAAGTATTAAAATCAGCTCAAATGAAAGGAAACATGAATAAATATAAACGGGGTTTTACATTCAGCAAGTCAAAGCGTGTGAATTAACTCATTGTAATTTGGCGAAAATGAACTACGCAGAACTATCAACTTACTGAATCATTCGTAAGTAGTTGTTAGTGATTTATTACACCTCGAAAAAAATGTGTAATACTCTGGAACCACTTGTTTATATGGATAATTCTCAACTATCTCTCGTATATTTCTATTAAATTTTATTGGCAGGTTTGTGATAAAAAACACATTTTCATGAGTAACAAAGGACGTTACTCGCCAGGGCTAAGCCTTCGTATTAGCTTTCACGCTCTCATACTTAGCTTTGAGCAACTCAGCCGGTGTCGGCCCCTTCGGCGATACCGGCGCAGTCAGCGCCCGACGAACAGGCGGAATCGGCTTCCCGGCTAGCACCCGTTTTTCCCAGATATCCAGAATATCTCTGGCTTCACGTTCGAGTTCTTTATGGCTCAATTGGCCATCAGTTCCGCGGCGCCGCAGTTCCAGACAGATGTGGTAAAAAACCGGCTTCGGCCAGGGATACTGCTCACTACTCGGGTACCGGAAGACCAACTTGCGCCACTTCCAGTATTCAGCCATGACGTCAGCAGTGGTGATCCCAAGCACGCAGCGCCCTTCCCTGCACCACTTGATGAACTGGCCTGGCGAAGGCAGGAATGGGCGTTCCTGACGGCGTACCATGCGCATGCCGGTTTCAACCTGCTCCATGGTGCTTATCCCGTTTTCTTTGAAGGCCAGCACCCACTGACGGCGGATCTCGTTCACGTCTTCCTGGCTGCGATTAACCAGGCTTGCCGGGAACGCGGCCGCCAGTTGTACGAACAGCCCGTTGATAATCTGCGCCACCTGCTGCGTTTGTTCGCGTTCGGTGTACTGCTCAGTCAGGTTATGCGCTACGCGGCGGGCCTGTTCCCGGTCAAAATCGCGAATACTCTCGGCAAGGTTTTTCATTCCAGCACCCCGTCAATCCAGTCGGTGTTATGCAGGTCGATGCTGCCCCGGGAAGGTTTTGCCGTTCCGGTTGCACGCAGCCGCTTTGTAGTGAGCTGATCCCACTGTTTGCGCAGACTCGAGGGGCTCAGGATATTGTCTTTCCAGAACTCGTCCCGGTTAGCCCACTGGAACAGGTCACAAATTTCGTAGTGAGTGCGCTTGTCCTGAACACGCATCAGCCTGACGGTGTTTGCCCATTCAGCCCAGTTTGGCTCGGATAGCGATGCGTTGACGGTGAGAAGCCTGTCGTAAATCCAGCGTGCGGCCTTGAGGTCGTCAGCGGATCCCCATGATTTACCTGCCGGGGTGTATATCCCGGCGGCAGCTTCTGGATGGCGTGAGAGAAACTTTTGAGTTTTCTGGTTTCGGGATTCGTCAGAATTCCGAGACGAGGATATTTTATTATTGTTCTTGTTATAGTCTTGGGTGTCTACCGTTTCCGGGAAGGTTTTTCCCGTTTTCGGTAACACTTTTCCCGATTTCAGGAAGACTTTTCCCGTTTTCGGTTTGTCTAAAATCCAGGCAGAAAGGTCAGTATTTATACCGACAGTTTTCATCACTCCCTGCTTTTGACTGAAGATGATTTTGCGTTCTGCGAGAGATTTGAGCGCATCAGAAACATGCGAATCACTCAACCCTGTAAGTTCAGCGATCACCGTGTTCGTAACGCGATCCTGTTTCTTGTTCCAGCCGTAGGTAAGCCAGATCACCGCTTCAAAACACTGCCACTCCCGGCCTGACATTCTCAGACGAGGCTTAAGCTGTTGGATCTCATTAGCGACCTTGGTATACCCGTTCGACAGGTCGGCCATACGACCTCCCGGTTGTTCGGTTCTGTGGGGGAAATTGATAATTTCAGCTGTGTTTGACATACTTATCTCCGCAATCGTTAGCCACTTTTGCACCTGAAAGTCGGTTCTGTTAGCGCAGACCGGCTTTCACCTTTTCTGAAGTCTTCATATCGCCCCCAGCATGGTTGTCACCATCACCAGCAGAGGTGCCGTAAGGTCAGGATCGACTCTGAACATCTCAAAAATCCCCTCGCCTAACTCCTTCAGCTTTTCCTTCTTCGGTGCATCGAGCATCAGAGCTTGCTTCGCCTCGCTTACCTCTTTTTCTAATCTGGCCATGCGATACGCAAACGAGTCGTTCTTTACGACACGGTCGCGGTATCGAAGCGGTAAGACAGACATGATCGCGGGCACCAGCTGTTCGACGTTCTTTCGGTAAGATGCGGAGTCTTCTTTGTTGTCCAGCCAGCGAAACAGCTTCACGTTCCAGACATCGGCCTGGCCTGAGAAGTCCACGCCATTAAGCTGAAGTTCTTCTGCCGCTTCTTGGATCTGAAGAGCGACAGCTATGCGCCCTTCTGCCGCTGCCCAGGCTCGGACCGCAGAGCAGATATCACGATGATCAATATCCTTCACTGCCGACTCGCTTTGATGACACCGGAATATCAGAGGATTAGAGGAAGCTCTGCTACTCTGTTGATGTGAAACAGTCTGCATTGTTAAGGCTCCTGTTTAGGTATACCGTCGGTTGGATTTGGATAGAGATCGGGGCGAAGTTCGTGAGGAGTCACGCCAGTAGCGTAGAAAATTTGAAGCACACGAGCTTGAGGCACCCGCCCGTTGTTTCTGTTTCTCCAGTGGCTAATATTCATGGGGCAAGTCGATAAAAGTTCAGCCAATTTCGCTGAGTTACCTGCTGAAGCGATAGCTTTGTTTAATGCGTCCATTTTTCTACTCCTAGATAATACCAAACACATTAAACATTATGTTTATATAAGTGTCAACTTTATGATTGTTGAGTTGATAAACATTTGGTTTAGAATTCTGTTATGAAAGAAAAAACTCATCAGACAGATCATCCACAAGTTCGCAGACTCAATGAGATAATTGAGCAAAAGGGCATTACTAAAGCAGACATGGCGCGCATCTGTGGTGTCAGTGCGCAGTCTGTCAACAATTGGTTCGTCCGCGGTACTATTGGTAAAAGTTCCGCAATCAAGCTTGCGGATGCACTTGGGGTTAGTCTTGCTTGGCTTTTAGGACAGGAGGTAGATCAAAATGATGGTCTTAAGCCGGACGAGCAGCGCCTACTGGAGCTATACCGCCAATTGCCAGAAGAAGAACAACAAAACATGCTACGTGTCTTTGCTATTCGTCTAAAAGAACTCGATGAGCTATATGAGAAATACGTTAGAGGACGGATTCGTTCGAACGAACGTAATGGCCCGTAAAATTAAGGCACTCAAAGCGTTGTGGTAGTGGTAGCGATATCAACCTATGATGTCATCAAAGCAAAAAATGATTATGTGGTAAGTTTTTAATAGTTTTTCTGATAGCTTAAAATGTATGAACCTCATCACGCAAAATATAACATCTTGATTTATAATGGGTTAATGAGGTTATGCCGATAGTTTATCTTATCTAAACTTCATGAATTTAGGAAATTATAGATGACTGCAGAAATAGCAATTTTTAACAAAACGGCCATTGCCTTAGCTGCAGACTCAGCAGCAACCATTACAAGTAATGGTGTTCATAAAAAAATATATAATGGTTCAGAAAAACTTTTTACTTTATCAAAACATCATCCAGTAGGTGTAATGATTTATGGGAATAGTGAAGTGTGTGGTGCACCTTGGGAACTATTAATTAAAAGTTTCCGAGCAGAGAACAAAGACACATCATATCCGACATTGAATGAATGGTGTCAGGCATTTTTTAATTATGCTTCAAGCAACGACAAAATAATTACTAAACAAATGCGCGAGAATTACATAATGGCATTTCACTTTAATGACATTATGCCCGGAATGTTTAAGGACATTAACAAATTAGCTGAAGAAGAATCTGTTAAAATTGCTCGCGTAGTTACGATAGATGAATATCATTCAATAACAAACACTTACCTTGATGATTTCATTTCATTGCTAAACGACTGCCCATATTTTGAAGACTTTGACGAAAACGACGCACGGGACTCACTCAAAACCATTTCAAATTACTTAGATACACTATGTAACGATTTTATAATTAGCGATGACCGAGGCGTTCCAGAGGAAATCAAACAAAAAATCCTCACAATCCTCTCTTTGACATCTACAAAAAAATCGCCTTTAGGCATTACAAGTGGTATTGTTTTCGCTGGATTTGGTAATGACGAGTATTACCCTTCTATATTAGCTTTTGACGTTTTTGGATTCCTAGGTAATAAAGTTAGGAAAATATTCAATATTGCCAAGAGCTCTGTTAGTTCAGATGCAAATGTAATTCCATATGCTCAAGACCAAGAGGTACAACTATTTTTAAAAGGTTGTTACGACGATCTACTGATTCATGGTCAACAAACGTATGCGAACTGCCATGATGAGACGTTGAGTCAAGTGCAATCTGTCCTACAAGAATCATTGTCTGTTGAGCTCGCGTCCGAACTTTTCGAAAAAATTAAAGCAAATACAGAAGGTTACATACCAACTGCTGAGGAAAGTGTTAACTCTTTCATCAACATGAACTATAACCAGAAAGTTATGAGTATGCTGTCTTTCCTGCCTAAGCAAGAACTAGCTTATATGGCAGAATCTTTAGTTAATTTGACCGCTTTCAAACGAAAAGTATCAGATGATCATGAAACAGTTGGTGGTCCAATTGATGTTGCATTAATATCTAAAACAGACGGTTTTATTTGGGTGAAACGTAAGCACTATTTCTCTCCAGAACTCAATCATCATTTCTTTAGCAAAAATGAGTAAAGCACTAACAAAAGGGGACACTATGAAAGAACTTGAGAAAACAATAATTGTCAATAAATTCAGAGAGATATACAAAAACAAGCAAAGTCAAAAACCTGAACAGCAAAGTGTGCTGAACAGTTTTAAAGCAGCATAAGTACCAACCCGGCTAACGAGCCGGGTTTTTATTACGCCCTCTCCTCTACTAATCCAGCTTCCCAAGCATCTCTGCTTCATTAGGATTCGCCTCCTGATAACGAAAAAATTTATCTTGTTCGGATCAGTCTCGCCGCCACATAAACTTTATGCTGATACGAATATACCCATAATGTTGACACTCTACTAAACTTTGTGTTTAATAATTCTTGCAATGACGCACCACGACCCACCCAAGCAGGACGCCCACGAAGTAGCCGCCGACGGCATACGAAAAGTCGGATGAGGTGGAGAGATTAACGCGCATCAGGTGTAAACGTTCCGCTGGCCGGCGATAAGGCATAAGAAAAGCGCCCAGCAGGACGCTTCGCTCTTTAAAAATCTGGGTATCCCTGAATGTTAGCTAATCCAGCTGGCATCAAGAGTGTAGTTAGAGGTATTCATCGAGTAAGAGGCATTACAATTATGGCAAATAGATTGGTGAAAATAGCATCTGGCATGAGCGTTATAGTACGGCTCTCCAGTAGGCTGAAGTATCGATACTATTCTCTTTGTAAAACACTGTGGGCAAAGATGCACTGTTACCTTCTTTTCACCCACAATCTGCTCCTTCGAATACACAAACGTACCAGATTCAAGTTGATTGAAAACATAACCTTCAGTCTGGGATTGAAAATCTTCGTACTCTGCAATTTTTGCTTTGAGAAGCATTGCTTCTTCTTCACGTTGACGGATCACATCACCGAGAGAGAAGCACTCCGCCTGAAGTGTAATTAACCTGTTCTGAAGTTCAATCGTGGCAGCTTTAACTTCCGCATCAGTTTTTGCGTCGTTGATGACTTTGGCTAAACCTGCGGTCTCTTTTATGGCGGCCATGGCAGCTGATAGTTCGGCAATCACTACGAATACTCTTCTTGTTGCTGGGGATATCCAGATTAAACGAATCCTTGTCGTTGGGGAATAGCAGGATCCACCGAGCCTGATGTGGTCAAAAGACAGGCATTACAAGGAGATCAAAGTGACTGATTACGCACGTAAGCCATCACGGCAACAGGCCGTAAAGCTGAATTTATTCGAGGTGATTCTTCGCCGCTTATGCTACCTGCTGGCGCAAAAGGGGAATCCAGATGTGTAACTCAACGAAATGCGGGTACTGCGGCAAGCCGGTTGAACCGGAGGAAGTAGTCAAAAGTACCCTTCTCTATCGCAACGGCTCGCAGCTGGCGCGCAAAGATAAAGAATACTGCTCTGAACGTTGTGCTTCGTACGACCAGATGGCCCACGAGGCATAACATAAAAGCCGCGCAAGGCGGCCCGTACGTCCGGTGCTCCCGACCAAAGTTACACCGGAAAACTACTTAAAAAACCAAAGTTCACCCAATGGGCGCTATCTCTGGCCCGGGGATCTTACATCCAAAAAAGAGGATCTCACATGGAATTTTTCTATGTAGTTAAGGCTACGCAGAAATCTGGCAAAGAAGACGCAGTAATTTGGTTCACTGCGAAATCAGAAGCCCGTGCAAACCTACAGCTCGATGTTGAACTGGAAGATGCCGGTATTGAAACCGGCCGCGGTAAGGATTACACCAAACCGGTTCGCACCGATTTCCCTGTTTACAACGATCTGCCTGAAGAAAGCACAGTGGATTACACCTGGTGCAAACGCTACGAACTCCAGGGCGATGGACGTACCTGGCTGCCAAAGGCTTGTGCTGAACCTACTGGAGCCGTGGTCAACACTGCCGCACCGGAACAGACCGTTAAAGTCGAAACTACTGTCGAGAGTGTCCCGCTTGAAAACCGCACTCCAGCGGTCCGCTATGCCATCCATCTGACCAGCGACAAATACCAGTCACACATCACTAAAGAGCAGCAGCTGGCTGCCAGCGAAATGTCACTGGATGAAGGCAACACCTATCTCCAGAACCTGCTGCTGGCGAAGCATGACATCCCTGAAGTTGCCGAACTCAGCCTGAACGCTGAGTGGAAACTGGTTCAGGCGATTAAGCAGGTATTCGCGCCAGATGAAGTGCACGAAGTAAAGCTGCTTGCTGCTTTCATGACTGACTGGTTGAGAGTAGATACCGGCGACCGCAACAAGTTAGTTGAAGAGTGGAGAAGCGGAAAACTTACTCTTCTCAAATCAGCAAGCGCCAGCGAGACCGGTGTTACAACTTGTCAGGATATAAAACCTGAAAACGGTATTCAGATTGACGAGAATGATGACGAAACTACTCGTTATCCAGTCGTTCGCATGCCTTTCCGGAAGCAGCTACTCGCCCAGTTCACCGCCAACGAACTGCGTCACCACTTAACCCGCGAAGAATACGAAGGTATCAGCGCGCTGGAGATGGACACTGACAACAGCTATGTCCAGAACCTGCTGCTGTCGGCAGAAAACTGCGAAGAGGTTAAGGGTTACGATACCAAAGACCTGTGGCGCTACACCGATGCCATTCGCAAGGTGTTCAGCCAGGAGAAGCGTCACGAACTCGCCTTGGTTCTCCGTTTCACCAGAATCTGGGCGGCGACTGATTATATCGATCGCGGCATTCTCGTTCGCGAATGGGCTACCGGTAATCGCATCAGTAATGTTAAGCGCACTGATTCTGGGACCAATGCAGACGGTGGCTATGTAACGGATCGCGGCGAAGGCGCGCAACACACTCTGGACACCCTCGATCTTGAGATCGCATGCGCCCTACTGCCTATGGACTTCCACCACTTCGAAATTCCTTCGAGCGTGTTACGACGTGCCAAAGAAATCGTGGCTAAGAAAGAAGAACCATGGAAATCATGGAGCGCCATCCTGCGTAATCAGCCCGGCGTACTGGCGGTTAACCGTGCGGCAATCTTCAATCTGATCCGCATCGCACCAGAGAACATTCATCACACACCAGCGGCTCATCTTGAGTTTGTGAATAAAACCATGACGGCTGAGTTTAACTCTGCTGTAGAGCTACTGCCGTTGCCTACTCCTGCAGTTCAGACTGAAGCCCCAGTTGAACAACCGCAGGTTGAAAATCTCGGCAGTGGAGTGTTCTCCATCGATGGCCTGATGCGCGGAAATACCGAACCGGTCGTCGATACCTCCTCAAATGAAGTCGAAAAAACGGAAAACGCAGCGGAGACCACCACCGATGTGCAGATGGAAACGGCTAAGCCAGAGAAAGACGAAGATGTTGGTTCGGTACCACCGAGCGAAAGCACTGATGCAGCTAATTCGCAGACAGATTCCATAGCCCCGGAAGAGCAGCAGTCGAAGTCAGTAATCGAATACCCGGCTTACTTCGAGCCTGGCCGCTACGAAGGTCTGCCGAATGAGGTTTATCACGCAGCAAACGGTATTAGCTCAACCCAGGTAAAAGATGCCCGCGTCAGCCTGATGTACTTCAACGCGCGCCATGTGGCTAAAACTATCCCGCGCACAGCATCCAAAGTGCTGGACATGGGAAACCTTGTGCACGCCCTTGCATTGCAGCCGGAAAACCTCGAAGCAGAGTTCAGCGTAGAACCAGAGATCCCGGAGGGTGCTTTCACCACCACCGCAACTCTGCGCGAGCTCATCGACGCGTACAACGCCAGCCTACCGGCGCGGCTAAGCGCTGACGAGATTAAAGCGTTGCTTGAAGAACATAACGCATCCCTTCCCGATCAAGTGCCGCTTGGCGCCAGCCTGGAAGAAACGGCTCAAAGCTACATGGCTCTCCCTGCTGAGTACCAGCGTATTGAAGAAGGCCAGAAGCAGACAGCAACGGCAATGAAGGCATGCATTAAAGAGTACAACGCCACCCTGCCTGTGCCGGTTAAAACCAGCGGCAGCCGTGATGCGCTACTCGAGCAATTAGCGATCATCAATCCTGATTTGGTCGCGCAGGAAGCGCTGAAACCGACGCCGCTGAAAGTGTCCGGCACCAAAGCAGACATGATCCAAGCAGTTAAGTCGGTTAAGCCCGATGCCATATTCGCCGACGAACTGCTGGATGCCTGGCGCGACAACCCTGGTGAAAAAATTCTGGTTACCCGCCAGCAGCTGGCCACGGCACGAGCAATTCAGTCTGCGCTCCTGGCGCACCCGACCGCTGGCATGCTGCTGACACATCAAAGCCGTGCCGTTGAAGTGAGCTACTTCGGCTTTGACGAGGAGACGGGCTTAGAAGTTCGTGTACGTCCTGACCTTGAGATCGACCTGGACGGCGTGCGCATCGGTGCTGACTTGAAAACTATCAGCATGTGGAACGTCAAGCAGGAAAGCCTGCGCGCCCGGCTGCACCGGGAAATCATAGACCGTGACTATCACCTCAGCGCGGCTATGTATTGCGAGACCGCGGCGCTGGACCAGTTCTTCTGGATTTTCGTCAACAAAGACGAGAACTACCACTGGATCGCCATCATTGAGGCATCCACCGAACTGCTGGAACTGGGCATGCTCGAGTACCGCAAAACAATGCGCGCCATCGCCACAGGTTTCGACACGGGCGACTGGCCAGCGCCGATCACTACCGATTACACCGATGAACTGAACGACCTCGACCTGCGCCGCCTCGAAGCGCTGCGCGCTCAGGCTTAAGGGGGATTTATGCATAACACTAACGTTACCGTTGCTGACCAGAACACCGTTATTAACTCCAACGTGGCTTTGTTCGATTCCCAGTATCTGAACGCCATCAGCACGTTCGCGCAGATTATGGCCCAGGGCACCGCTACTGTTCCTAAGCACCTGCAGGGCAATCAGGCCGACTGCATGGCTGTAGCGATGCAAGCGGCTCAGTGGCAGATGAATCCCTTTGCCGTGGCGCAGAAGACGCACCTGATTAACGGTGTGCTCGGGTATGAAGCGCAGCTGGTTAATGCCGTCATTTCACGAAGCGGTGTGCTGGCCAGCCGCTTTGAATATGAATGGTACGGACAATGGGAAAAGGTTGTTGGGAAATTCCATATCCGTAAAGGCGACAAAGGCGAGTACCGAGTCCCGGGCTGGACCCTGGCTGACGAAGCAGGGATCGGCATCATTATCAGCGCAACCCTGAAAGGCGAAGATCAGCCGAGAGAACTAGATTTACTGCTGGCTCAGGCCCGTACCCGAAACTCTACCCTCTGGGCTGACGACCCTCGCCAGCAACTGGCGTACCTGGCCGTCAAACGCTGGGCGAGACTGTTCTGCCCCGATGTGATTCTGGGCGTCTACACCCCGGATGAACTCGATGATCGCCGTGAAGAGCGAGAGGTAAATCCCGCACCGGCGCAGCACGTTAGCCTTGCTGATATTTCAGGTGACAACGTCACTACGACTCAAACGGCTCAGGAATCAGCTCAAAATATCGATGCACTTGCTGATGATTTCCGTGACCGCATCGAGGCGGCTCAGGATGTGGATAGCGCTAAAGCGCTGCGCGCAGATATTGAAACCGTGAAAGCAACGCTGGGTTCTGCCCTGTTCACTGAGCTGAAAAACAAGGCCGTGAAGCGTTATTACCTGGTTGATGCACGGAACAAAGTCGAAGCAGCAATCAATTCCTTGCCACCTGCAGATGAGCCCGATGCAGCTGCTCGGTTCGCAGAAGTTGAGCGCGTCCTTGCATCGTCGAAACGCCATCTGGGCGACGAATTGCATGGTCAGTTCAGCGTCACCCTGGCGGATATGAAACCGGAATACGTGGACTAACGAGATCGGGAGGGGAAACCCTCCCTCAAGGAGAAGAAATGCGACTGATTAATCGAGGCAGTAAGCAATCCCCTTTGGCTCGCCAGGCATGTGAAATCGCACTCGCAGCCCACCAGCAAAGATATGGTGACTATGGGCGCAGCAAGATGAAA